TTGAAATAGAGGCCATAGACCGCCGTCCCCGGTGTCGCGGGGGAGAGCAGGTAATCGGTCAGCATCACCCACGAGACATCCATCAGATGGCTGGCGTTCGACGCAGCCGTCTGGTGGTGCGGGTCCGAGACGAGGACACAGGTGGCGAACCAGAGTTCGTGATTGTCGTCACGAAAGGCGAGGGTCTGCGGCAACCCGTGGTCGATCGCGTGCAGGAATGCGGCGCGCGCGTCGTCGAGGATCGAGCCGTCGCCGATCGGGTTGATCTGGAACTGGTAGCTGATGATGTTCGGTTCGCGATCGAACGCTCCCTGACCGCGCGGATTGATCGGCCCGCCCCCACCCGGCACGATGAACACCGGATTCCTGCGCGTGTTGGGAACCGTGAGGTCCGCCTGCCGTCTCGGGAACTGGTACTGCGTCTTCAGGGTTGGGTGGACGGCGTAATCCAAATACATTAGAAGCGCCCTCCACCGTCCGCGCCGTTACGGAGGTTGTTGCGCCGCACCTGAATCTCCTTGGCGCGGTCACGCTGATTCACCCACGCGGTGAGGCGGGCGAACATCTCCTCGTCGGTCGTCTTGTTCCCCGAGGCCTGAAAGGTGAGGTTGTAGGTGTCGCCCTCGGGCTTCCGGTCGCCGTCGCTGCCCGTGCCATTGACGAAGCGCGAGATCGCGCCACCGGGGATGAAGCCGCGCCGTACCGACTCGGTGTGCGACAGGACCGAGAAGTTGCCGCTCACCACCTCGGCATTCGTGAGGTCACCGGAGGGGCTGTCGCCGACGATCGCCGTGCCGCTGACGTAGCCGCCGCCGGCCTTGTTCGGGACCGAACCGCCGCCTGTCGTCGGGATCGGGTTCGAGAGTGCGGCGGTGAGGGCGGCGAGGAAGCCCTCGGCGCTCTTGCCGATGATCGCGTCTACCTGCTGCCATGTCGAGAGCGCGGACTGGGCCGCTTGCAGGCGGTCTTTTTCCTCGTTCTGGACATTTTGCAGTGCCTTCGTGCGCTCATCGATCGCTTGCAGTTCATCCTGATAGCCGCGATCGCGGGCGATCCGGGTGCCCTCGATCTCGAACTGCTCGTCCTCGAGGGCACGGGTTCTCGCGGTGCGCGATAGCTCGATGTAGTACTGCTCGTCCTCACTGCGGCGCTGTCGCGCCTTGTCCTCATCGGCCCAGAGATCCTGCTGGATCTGATGCGATTGCTGCCGGAGGTCATTTTCCTGCTGGAGACGGTTCGATGCGTCCTCGAAGGCGCGTTGTGACTGTGTCGATTCCTTCGAGATCGCTTCCAGACGGTCGGAGTGGGCACGCTCCTCGGCGAGTCGCTGCGTCTCGAGGTCATAAAGCGCCTGACTGGAGCGCTCGTCCTCGGCATCCTGAAGACGCTTATTATCATCGACCTGTTTCTGGTAGGCCTCGTCCGCCGCTGTCTGGGCATCCACGAGCGATGCCAGTAGCTGGCCCGCGCCGTAGGTCTGCTCGAGCGAGGTCGCGCCGCGCGCCTGACCCGTCGCCAGTTGGATCTGCGCGTGCCGCGACTCGGTGTCGGCCCGATGGGCATCATTGATCCCCTTCAGTTGGTCCTGTAGCTGCTTCTTCGCTTCCGAGCCGTAGTGTTCGAGGTAGCGGGTGGTGTCTTCGATCTGGCGCGATCGTCGCGTCCACGCATCATTCTCCGCGACCGACTCATCCTCGATCCGGCGCATTTCGTTCTGATGATCGACCTGTCGCTTGCGCTCATTGTTCGCGCGGGCCGTGTCCTCGTCACGCCAGCGGCGCTCAATCGCCGTCCGGGCATCCTCGATGCCTCGCTGCTCGAGTGTCTGACCACGCTGGCGCGCGCGATCCGCGTCCTCGTCGGCGCGCTGCTGGAGCGTCTGCTGGCGCTGACGGGCACGGTCTGCGTCCTGATCGGCGCGCTGGTCGGTTTGCTGCTGCTTGGTGATCCGGTCTTTCTCTGATTGCAGGGCGGCGATCTCGTCCCCGGTCGCCTTCATCTCCTTCATGATGTCAAGCTGGGTGTTCAAGGCGTCCGCGACCGGACCACCCGCGATCTGGGCGATCTTCGCCTGTGATGCCGCGATATCACCCGTGCCGCTGTCGATCTGATCGATCGCCTCTGCCCAGGCCGCGCTCAGATCGGCGGTCTTGGCGTAGGCATTGGAGACAGCGGTCGCCTTCTCGACATCGGTGGCGTCGGGGCCGAGTTTGTTTTTCTCGATCTTCTCCATGATCGGCAGGAGCGTCGTGAACTCCTGCTGGATCGCGCCGAGATTGCGCGGGTCCGCTCCCTTGAGCGCGTTGTTGAAGTTCACCTGTGCCGCGGCCGCGCGCGTCGTCGCCGCCGTGTAGTCCGCCATCTGCTGGACGACTTTGCCGATATTCGCCTGCGCGAAGGGTGAGTTCGGATCATTCAGGTTGACGGTGCCGAAGCCCTCATTGGCGCGCGCCAGTGCCGCGTTGGCACCCGTCGCTCCTGCACCGGGGACGTGGATGAACTGCGGGTTGTTGAGCAAATCCTCGACATGGATCGCGGTGCCGCCGACATCCTCGGTCGATACCTGCTTGTTGCCGCCCATGTAGATCGCGACATGGCCCGCACCGCTCTGGTCCGGGTAGTAGACGAGATCCCCCGGCTGGGCATCCTTCTTCTCGACTTGCAGACCGAGTTGCTGCGCGTGCTGGAATGCCGAGGTCGCGGTGGCCTCGCGCTGTCCGGTCGCGCCGCGCCTGCCAAGGATCGCTTCGATCGTTTCCTCGACAAACTTCTCGCACTGCTCGACGAACTTGGTTTGCCCGACCGATTGCAGCGCCAGCGCGACGATCTGGTCACCGACGCTCCCGGTCGTCGCCGCGCCGCCGCCCGCGCTGCCGGGGAACTGGCTGGCAAGCGACGAGTAGTAGGCGACCGTGTTCTGGATGTTCTGCTGCTGCGAGGCCGAGGGCGTGGCGCTGCCCGCGACATAGCGCTGGCGCACGGCGGTGAGATTGCCCGCCGCGTAGTCCGCCGCATACTGTCCGGTCGTCAGGTTGCGTGCCAGCGCTTTGAAGAAGTCGGTCGCCGTCTGGAAGGATGCGTAGGCGTCACCTTCCGGTGAGATCGCACCGGGACTTGCTCCGGGCTGGCCCGCGAACTTGATGCCGCCGTAGTTGTTGCCCGCCAGCGATGACGCCGAGATGTTCGTCGCGTAGCTGTTCTCGAACTTCATGAAGGCCAATAGGGCGCGCGGATCGACGTTCTGCTCCTGCGCGGCAGAGAGGACAGCGGCATAGGTCTTCGGGTTCGCCATCGGACCCGTGGTGACGATCTGGTTGTATTGCGACTGTGAGAGCGACTGGAACTGGTTCCAGTTGCCGCCGCCGCCCAGACCGAGTCCGCTGGCGGGTTCGGACGGCAGTGTCGGGTAGGTGGTGCCACCGGGAAGGTGCAGGTATTTCAGCCACTCAGGCGCGTCGGAGGTGTCGAAGGTCGCCTTGATTTTCATTTCACGGGGCTGGTTGATCCATTTGTCGAGATCGTTCTGTGCCTGCTCCATCTGCGTCTTGACATCGATCCGGACCTGTTTGGGACCGCCGGCGGCTGAGGTCATGTTCCGCATGATCTCGTCGGCCTTCGTCAGGTTGGGGAAGTTTTCCGCCATCCCGAAAAGGTCCGGAATCTGGCCCGTCTGTAGCTGGTTTTTCAGTCCCGCGATATTCGCGAGGACCGTGGGAGCGTCTTGGCGCAGTTTCTGCTGCTCCGGTGTCGCCAGACCCTGCTTGTTGGCCTCTTCCGCTGCCTTCTGGGCGTCTTTCCATTTCTTCTCGAGCGCGTCCAGCACCTGAATGCGCTGGTCCGTCTCGTTGAAGAGCATCAGGTAGCCATTGAAGGACTCGCTGGCGGCATCCGTCGCATCGGCGATCTGCTTCCACTGGTCCGCCATGCTCGTCAGGGTGTTGAGCGCGTCACTCTGCTGCCCGAGGTCGCGGAGGGCATCGCGCGCGCGCTCGAGACCTGGTGCCGCCTGTGCCAGTCCGGTGAGGCCACGGGAGAGATCGATGCCACTGATCGCCGACCGCGCCTGCGATGCGGCCTGCGCGAGGTCCGAGATGTACTGTTTCTGGCGTGAGAGGGCTTCCTTGACCGCCTGATCCTGCGCCTGCTGCGCCTGTTTGAAGGTGTCCTGAATCAGCTTGATCTGATCGGCATCCTCTTTACTCGTGCCCTTGAGTCCCGCCGTCACATCTCGGGGCTGCGCCAGACCGACCGCTTGCGCTTGCAGGCGGATCTCTTCCGCCTGCTTCCGCAGCGCTTCCGCTTGCTGCTGATCGAGGACGATCTTTTTCTTCTGGGCCTCGGCCTGCGCCTCAATGTCGTGGGTAAACTCGTTATAGAGTTTCTGGAAATCCTCCAGTGATCCGTGTGCCTTGATGAACTCGTCTTCCATCGCCTTGATGGCGGCTTCGGATTCTTTGACCGTTTTATCGACATCGGCAGTCGTCGTCGTCCGCTTGAGCGCCGCTTCCGCCTGCGCCTCGTATTTCTTCAGACCCTCGGTCGCCTGCGCGAGGAGACGCGCGGGATCGAGCTTGTCCATCGCGGCCTGAATCTGGTCGATGTTCTGCTGGATATTCTGTGCGAAGGCACCGGAAAGTGAGCCGCCACTCTCCTTGACGGCTTGCAGTTCCTGCTCCAGTGCCTGCCGCTGCTTGAGCAGTGCCTGATAGCGTGCCTCGGCCTCTCCGGGTCCGGGCGCTTCGAGCGCGCCCTCGACAAAGATCCGCAGTTGCTTCTCCTGCGCCGCCTGCTGGGCGACATGCTCTTGCTCCTCGATGTGCTTCGCGATCTGGTCGGCGATCGATGCACCGACGAAGGTCACGGTGGCGACGGCGGTGACGGGTGCGACCAGCGCTCCCGCTGCCTCGAGTCCGGTCGCGGCACCCGCAGCGGCCTGTCCGCCGATGCGCGAGATCTGTGAACCGACCGATCCCTCGAGGGTGACGCGGGCGTTCGCCTGCTTCGCCACGGTGTTCTGGTTCGTGGCAGCGGTGTCGGCTTCCATCGCCGCCGTCTCACCGCGCAGGACGGCGATCGTCCGCGTCATCGCACCCGTCACCAGGTCCGAGACGCCCGTGATCGCCTTGATGCCGATCGCGATCTCGGCGAGGCGCGCGCCGAACTCGATCACACCCGAGGGGATGTTGGCGAAGATGGCGAAGAGCTTTTCCGCCATCTCGAACAGCTTGCCCACTTCCTCGGTGAGCGCCTGAAAACTCTGGCGGAAGTTCCCCGACTGGATGTACTGCGCCACCTGATCGAGTGACTGCGAGATCTGCTCGAAGAGCGGCTTGCCGATGTCCGCCAGTTCGCTCTGGACGGCGTCCTTAAGGTTCGAGATCCGCCCGAGGAGCGTCTTGCTCTGCGCTTCCATCAGGCCACCGAAACGCTCATTCATACCCGTCGTCAGGGCTTCGAGCGCGGTGGTGGCATCGACGGTGCCCGACGTGACTTGCTTCATCGCGCCCGCGACATCGGTGCCGAGTGTTTTCGCCAGCATCTGATAGGCGGGGATGCCCGCCTCGGTCAGTTGCCGCAGATCCTGCGCGTTCGCTTTCCCCGCGGCCGAGATTTGCCCGAAGGCGACGACGACCCGTTCGAGGACATCGCTGCTGCCGCCGACGCCCGCGACCGCGTTGCCGATCGCCGTCAGGTCGGGGATGACATCCTGCGCCGAGATGCCCATCGCCATCAGTTGCTGGGAGAGCTTGGTGAGATCCTGAAACTGGAAGGGGGTGCGCTGGGCGAACTGCTGAAGCTCCGCGAGGAAGGCATCCGCATTCTGGGCCGATCCGAGCATCTGCGTGAAGGCGATCCGCGTCTGCTCGAGTGTGGCATTGAAGCCGATCACCGCCTGCGCGGCACCCGAGACACCTTGTTCGAAGAGGCGGAAGAACTGGTATCCGGCGCTGTAGGCGACGATGTTTTGCAGCTTCTTGAGCAGGCTGTCTGCCTGCGCTTCCGCCTGCCCCGTGTCCATTTGCAGCCTGATCAGGCGTGTCTGCGCCGTCAGTTCCTGCGTCTCGCGGTTGATCTTCTGGAGTGAGCGATCGGCCTGATCGGTGTTGGCGAGGACGGTGACGCCGATCCGCTGTGCCTGAAGGCGCGCGAACTCGTTGCGGAGGTTGGCAATCTTCCGCTGCGCTGCCTCATCGGCAATGTCCGCCTGGGGAGCGGCCTTTTTCCGGGTCACCTCATCGACGGTGTTCCCGAGGCGCTTGAGTGCCTGATCGGCCTGCTCCGTCTGGGCGACGACACGTATGACGATTTCTTCGTCAGCCAACGGTCACCCCTTTGCCGTATACCGCCAGCACGGTCACACGCAAAGGGGTGACCGTGCCCTACACTCCCAGAATGTCATCGACACGCGAACCCTCGGGGGGGCGCGCGCCGCGCTCAGTGTCGCGATCGGTTTCGGACGGCGTC